GTTGTGCGAGGGTTAAAGTATTAATGCAGGAGATTAAGCATAATGTCAATCACTAAGTTTAAGTTTGTTTCACCCGGTGTGTATATCAATGAGATCGATAACTCTCAACTACCACGCCTGAGTGATCCTATTGGTCCAGTTATTATTGGACGCTCTGAGAGAGGTCCATCGATGCGACCCACTCAGATTAATTCATTTTCAGATTTTATCGAGGTTTTCGGTAGTCCAGTCGGCGGTCGAAACGGCTCCGATGTGTGGAGAGAGGGAAACCTGATCGGACCCACCTACGCTGCGTACGCTGCGCAGGCGTGGCTCCGTAACACCAATGCACTGACCTTCATTCGATTGGTGGGTCAGCAACACGAAGATGCTACCACTGCCGGTACTGCCGGCTGGTCAGCAGGCAATGTTGGTACCGATGGCGGTGCTTATGGCTTGTTCGTTGCAAACTCGGGCTCTGGAACCACCGCCAACAAGGGTGCTCTTGCAGCCATTTGGTATTTGAAGAGTGGCGAACTCGCCCTTAAGGGTACGTGTGCCGGCTCTACTCGTGACGATGTTACAGTCTCTGGCTCTAACGTCTTGATCGAGTCCAACGGCAACTACTGTGGATTCACAGCACAAGTTATGACAGGCTCCACGGTCTTACACGAAACTGCATTTAACTTTGACAGAACTTCAGCAACTTATATTAGAAACGTATTCAATACTAACCCTATGCTCTGCAACTCGCAGATCACCTCAGACACCGAAACCTACTGGCTTGGTCAAACTTATGACCGCCACTTGGTTGAGCAGTGTGGACAGCAAGCTTCTGGCTATGACGGCACCGCTGGCTCTGCAGATATCTCTGATGGCTCTGACGGTACATACTACGGCTTCGTCGCTCCCCTGAAGCTTGGCTCGAACGAACCCGGTAAAATGACCATGGGTGCAAAGTACGCAAAGTCTGGCTGGGTTATTGGTCAGGACTTAACTTCTAACTATAGCTCGTACGACGCAGCTAGCATGCAGAAGTTGTTCCGCTTCGTCTCTCTTTCGCCCGGCGACTGGGAGCAAAAGAACCTTAAGATCTCTATTCAGAACATTAAGGTTTCTTCAAACGATTACAACAAGTATGGAACATTTGATGTTGTTATCCGCAAGGCGGACGACCTCGATAACTCCATCGCGATTGTTGAACGCTTCTCTGGCTGTAACTTGAACCCGTTCTCTGCTAACTTCATCGGTCGCAAGGTCGGTGACAGACGAATTGTGTGGAGTGACACAGAGCGCCGCTACAGAGAGTACGGCGAGCACCCCAACATGTCCAAGTTTGTTCGTGTTGCCCTTAACGGCGACATCGAGAATGGTACCGCAGACCAGCTTCTGCTTCCGTTCGGATTCTGGGGTCCACCCCGCTACATCGGATTCAGCATCAACTCTGGCTCTCTTGCCGCAGCCGTTGCAACCGATGGTGGCGTCACTATGGTCGCCAATCCCGGTAACGATCTTACCAACGGCAAGTACCAAAACGTATTCGGTAAGGACGGAGGCTCTGGCGAGCCCGGTTCTGAAGTCGGTAACGGTGACCCTGACGTTGCAGGTGGCTGGGCAGGTGGCGTAACCTCTGGCTCGGTCCTAGTACACGTCTCTGGCAACTTGGGAGAAGTTGGCTTCACAGGCTCCTACACTTTCCCAAGGCTATACATGAGGGCTTCGGCATCTCAGGGTGGTCTGTCGGATGCAGGAGATGCATACTGGGGCGTTGATACGACCCGCGAAGACTCTTCGATTCTACTTGAGGATAGCTGGGGAGACACTGTGTTCCCGCTGGCTTACGGAATCGATCCGCACGACGCAGATTCCAGTTCAGATACTGAAGTTTCTTTTTACTTCTCGCTGGACAACATTATTAACAACTCTTCGCCGACTGATTATAAGCCTTCCGAGTCAACTCACTTGTCAGGATCTCGCGTTGCTGGTACTTCAATGAGCGCAGTTAGTTCTTCCTACAAGTCAATTCTCTTGGCAGGCGCAGACCGCTTCACCTTACCACTGTATGGTGGGTTTGAGGGAGTAGATATTCTGCAGTCCGAGCCGTTCAGTAACGTTGAGATTTCTTCAACGGCTACCGACACCACGAACTATGCATACTACACGGTCAAGAAGGCAATCGACATGTGTTCGGACCCAGAGGTTGTGGACATGGACTTGCTCTGCATGCCCGGTCTGACCCATGAGGGTCTTACCAACCACATGATTAATGTGGCAGAGTCACGCGGAGATTGCTTGGCGATTATTGACCTTGGCAACGCATACACGCCGAAGTCTGAGTCAACCGCTGCTGCGGAAAGTCGTGGCGCAAACGTCAGCACTGCAGTGAGTAACATGCGTAGCCGAGGACTTAACTCTAGCTACGGAGCGTGCTACTTCCCATGGGTTCAGATTTCTGACCCACAGACTGCACAACGTGTTTGGGTTCCGCCCTCTGTTGTTGCTCTTGGAGCAATGTCCTACGGTCAGAAGACTCAGGAACTTTGGTTTGCTCCCGCAGGCTTCACCCGAGGTGGATTGTCAGAGGGTCGCGGCGGACTTCCAGTAACCGCTGTCTCAGAGCGCCTGACTTCTCAGGAGCGTGACGACCTTTACGACGCAAACATTAACCCCATTGCTCAGTTCCCCGCAGAAGGTATTGTTATCTTCGGTCAGAAGACCTTGCAGGTAACCGAGTCTGCACTGGACAGAATCAACGTTCGTCGTCTCATGATTTACGTCAAGAGAGAGATTTCCAGAATGGCAGCAACCCTGCTCTTCGACCAGAACGTTCAGTCCACTTGGGACCGCTTCACCGGTCGCGTGAACCCCTTCCTTGCCAGCATTAAGTCTAGACTTGGACTTATGGACTTCAAGGTAGTCTTGGATCACACCACTACTACACCCGATCTTATCGACAGAAACATTATGTACGCTAAGATCTTCCTTAAGCCTGCCAAGGCAGTCGAGTTCATCGCTATTGATTTCGTGATTACCGACTCTGGCGCAGCGTTTGAGGACTAAGACATAAAATAGTGGAACGGTAGGGGTTTTCCTTTCCGTTCTACTATTTATTAGAGAAAGCCGGGTACGCTAAAAGGTGCCCGATACAAAGAATATTTCGGAGGATATTAATCATGGCAGGAAGTTTTTGGAACGAACCAGATGTCGAACCAAAGAGGAAATTTAGATGGATTTTGAGCGTGGGCGACAGCGACATTCCCGCTTGGGTCATTAAGAAGGTTACGAAACCTACTTTTACGTTGAGCGAGGTTAAGCATAGCTTTATTAATCACTCGTTTTACTATCCCGGTCGCGTAGAATATAATGAAGTTGAGTTTACGCTTGTAGATCCGGTTGATCCTGATATGGCAGCAAACCTTCTAGACATTATCAAGGGATCAGGCTATGAGTTACCCGAAACGTACGATGTTTCAAAGCAAACGATCACAAAGGGCGAGGCTGTTAGCCGCTTGAACCACTGCTACATTCAGCAGATCGATCACGAAGCAAACATTATTGAGCAATGGGATCTCATTAACGCATGGGTTAAGGAAGTTAACTTTGGCGACTTGGACTATGAGTCTGACGACATTAACGAGATTACCGTCAAGATGCGCTACGATTTCGCGAAGCTGACCGTGGGCACCCCATAGGTCTAAAAAATCACTAAAACATTTTAAATAACTGACAGTATAAGTTATACTATAATCATATTGGAGGATTAATGTCAGGTCGTAACAACGACGAACGGACAGGAGCAAGTCAAGCCAACGAAGGCGACTCTTCTGCAGCCGTTCAAGCTGCCACGCAGCACCCTAGAGAAACTAACCAGTCGGGACTAAACTTTGTTGTCCCAACAGAATTTGTAGAGTTACCATCGGGCGGTAGATACTATGCCGATGGTCACCCATTACAAAAACAGGACACGATTGAGATCAAGTTCATGACAGCCAAGGACGAAGACATTCTTACGTCTCGTTCGCTGCTGAAGAAGGGCTTGGCTATCAATCGTTTCTTGCAGAACATTATTGTTGACAGGAGTATCAAAGTAGACGATCTTCTTGTCGGAGATAAGAATGCCATTCTGACGGCAGCGCGTATTTCGGGCTACGGTGCAGAATATATTACTAACACAACTTGTCCAGCGTGCAACTCTACTACTCAGTATGAGTTCGATTTGAATCAAGGAACCATCACAGGGTTCCATACAGAACATTGCGATCACAGCAAGTTTGAGAACCGTGTCACAGACAACCGCGACGGTACATTTAATATTCTTTTGCCAAAGTCAGAAGTAACGGTTACGGTTCGCATGCTCACCGGTCGCGACGAGACACAGCTAGCCGAAGGCATGAAAAAGAAGAACAAGAGTAGTGTCGTGGGACACGATACTAGCATGACAGACCAAATGAGAACTTATATCTCAGCAGTCAATGGAAGTTCGCAGACGGCACACATCTATGGATTTGTGAACGCCATGCCTGCATCAGACTCACGCCTTTTGAGAGCCACCTATCAGGCGTTAATGCCAAATTATGACCTTAGACAGATCTTCGCATGCGAAGAGTGTGGTTATGAGCAGGACATGGAGGTGCCGTTTACTGCGGACTTTTTTTGGCCTAAGCAATGATTACATGCAAAATGTTTATGAGCAGTTCTTTCTGCTCAAATATCATGGTGGATGGAGTTTCATAGAAGCATATAACCTCCCAGTAAAACTACGCACATGGTTCATGAAACGGTTGCAGAAGCAGTTTAAGCAGGAAGCAGCGCAGATGAAGAAAGCCCAAAAGGGCAGTTCTGGATCCTCCATGCCACGCGGTCCTCGTTAGAGATACCGCTTTTTAAAAAGATCGGAAGTTATTTCCGGTCTTTTTTCTTTTTTACGAAACTATTTACATGAGGACAGTAGTATGTTTTACTGGAGGATCGGGAATGAATGAAGATCAGGGCGACTTAGCGCCTATTGTTATAGACCTTAGTGCCGCATCGAGCGGTGAGTTAAATGAGAGTTGGTTATCCATGTTTGGTGGAGGGATCAAGATGATTCTCCAGCGCATGTTTGGCGGCGACAAGGTTCCGTTGATTGTTAGAGGTAACAAGAGACAGGTTAAGGATTTTACTCGCACCTTAGCCGGCGAGAAAAGATATTACAAAGACTATGTGAAATATGGGCTAGATGATCCTCGCACTTATCGCAGCAAATATGCTCTCCGAGGTGCCGTCAAGAAGTTTGAGCGCAGCACGGGTATCGACTGGCCATTCAAATAAGCCACTACCCCCAAGGAGATCACTTAGAATATGTCAGTTTTTGATTTGACGGACGAACAGGTTGGCGCATTAACGAAAGCACTTGAGGATGCTGGAGTTAGCGCTACCGATATTGTTACGACGATGGATTCCCTTCCCGGCAAGATCGATAAGGCTGTTCAGCTTACTATAGATCAAAACAAGAACCTGCAAGATCAAGTTAATCTTCTAGAAAAATCTGAAGACTCACTTAAGGCACAGGGAGAGTGGGCTGAAGCGATTAACCAGATTAATATCGCCCGCATGCAACAAGAGAAAAACAATCTCAAGATGCTGCGCGACCAAGGGTTGATCACACAGGACATATACGAAACAGAACTCCTTATCCTTAAAGCCAAACAAGAGGAAGAGGGGCACGCTCACAATGCAGGACAGAATGCGCTTAATATGGCTCAGACGCTTACTGGCGTTAGCGGTGCATGGAAAGGCACGCTCATTGGCTCATTCTTTCAGGGCGATTTCAACAAGAACATAGAACGGGCGGGTGCAGCGCTCAAGGAGAACTTCTCCGCAGCAAATATGTTAGGCTCTGCCTTGATGAAGGTAGCAGAGTCCACAATGATGATGGTTGTCTCAGCCGATGCACAGTTTGCCGAGGTTAACAAGCTTACTAATGGCACTGGTGAATACAATGACATGATCATGGACACCATGGCGAACAACCAGCAGTACAACGTTAGTGTTGAAGATGCTGGTGAGGCTGTGAAGTCCCTGTATACTGAAATGAGCAACTTCAGTAACATGTCGAAAGAGGCTCAAGCGGCAGCAGTAGAAACCACGGCTCAGTTGAAGGGTCTTGGTATTGATGCACAGACAACTGCAGCAAACTTTGAGATTATGACAGGTGCTCTCGGTATGTCATCGGCTGCAGCGGGCGAAGCACAGAAAGACTTTGCGGCTATGGCTGCAGACTTGGGCGTGAGCGCAGGAAAGATCGCGAAGGACTTTGAGAGAAACGCTGATGTATTTGTTGCCTATGGCGACGATGCCACTCAGGTATTCAAAGATGTTGCTGCAGCAGCTAAGGCTACTGGCATCGAGATGGATGCTCTGCTTGGCATTACCACACAGTTCGACACCTTTGAGGGTGCTGCGAAGGCTGCAGGACAGTTGAACGCTGTTCTCGGTGGTGGATTATTAAACTCTATGGATCTTTTGAACGCTTCTGAGGAAGAGAGAGTTCGCATGCTGATCAGTTCAGTTGAGGCGTCTGGCAAGAGTTGGCAATCCATGAGCAAGTTTGAGAAGCAAGCTGTTGCCAACGCTGCCGGCATTAAAGACATGACTCAAGCCAGCAAGCTATTCGGACAGAGCCTCGCGGAGTACGATGCAGCCCAAGCAAAGGTTGAGGATAACGCAGAGGCGCAAGCAAAGTTGGAAGAGCGTGCGGCTGCTGCTGCCAACATGCAAGACAAACTCAAGCGCATCATGGAGCAGTTCGCAGTAGCTGTACAGCCGATTATTAATGCTGTTCACTTTCTCTTAGACGGGCTGTTGAGTCTTAATGACATGACGGGCGGCATGCTGATCCCCACACTTATTGGATTAGCTACGGCGATGATGGCAATCCATCACTGGTCAAAGTTATCAGCGATGTGGAGCACAATCATGACAGGCAAGGCGGTTGTTCAAGCCACAGCCGAAGGCGGTCTTGCTGGTGCCAAGGCTGCACTTACTACAGCGACAGCAGCCCAGACTGCTGCCGCACCCGCAGCCGCGACAGGCTCTAAGCTTATGGCAAAGGGCATTCAATCATTGGGCAGGGCTGCAGCCATGGCTGGTCCGAAACTGATGGCGATCCTTGGTCCTATTGGCGCCATTGCGGTTGCTGTTGCCGCTCCAATTCTGCTGCTAGCTGTTATTATCTGGTCAATGAAAGAGTTGGTCTTGGCGTTCATGGCAGCACCAGAGGCGATCATCCCTGCCATGCTGGGACTGATGGCATTTATCGGAGTAGCTGCAGTCGGACTGCCAATATTGGGTGCTGCCTTTTCAGCCTTCTTTATTGCGCTAGGTAATCCAGCATCAATCGCTGCGATGACTGCGTTGATGCCAGTGCTGCCCACTATGGCTGTTAGTTTTGGTCTGCTTTCTGCATCATTGTGGATTCTAGGGAAGGCAATTCAGGAGTTCATTGGTAAAGATATGCCGGGCGCAATGCTGTTGGCTTTGGCTTCTCTCTGGGCATTTGGTTTGGGGCTTTTACAGCTTGGACCCCTGATGAAAAAGAGTTTCAGGAAGGTCGGTATAAACGTCGGAATCTTGGCTATCGCTTTGCTGCTTTTAGGCAAAGCTTTGCAAGAGTGGAATAACGTTGGCGTCGGCGAAGCGATGGCGGCATATATTAGCCTGTGGGTTTTCGCTTTAGCCCTGATACCTCTCGCGGAAGTGTTGGATGAGGGCGCATTCAAGGTGGGCGTTGCCGTGGGCATCCTTGGGCTTGGCTTATTGCTCCTAGGGATGGGGCTCCAATCATTCAACGATGTTGGAGTCGGAGCAATGATTGCAGCTACCGTTGCTCTAATAATCTTTGGACTAGCCCTGAATTACATTGTTGCTCCAGCGCTGACCACTGGTGCTCTGATGGTTGGCGGCGCCGCAATCCTTCTAGGCATTGGTCTTATACTATTGGCTAAAGGCATTGGCGCGTTTGAAGAGATCCCGCCCGGCTTGCTCATAGGTCTGCCTATCGCGCTGG